CCATGCTCATACTTGCCTGCGATGGGCAGAAAGCGCGTCAGCTTATTGCGGCCCCGTGGATTGACGCCTTGAATGTTCAGCATGGTTTCGGCTCGGAGCTGCTGCACCATCACTTCTTGATATGCCACGTTCTCAACGCACACCCTGACCGCATTCCAGTTGTAGGCAGTCTGCTTGATCTTGTCTTTGGTCTCGTTGAATGACCACTTACCAAACACCACATCAGCGACGTAATAGGTCGTGCCACGCTTGCCTACGACCACAATAGCGCGATCGTCTGCATTGGACTTCATGCCTACCGCCAAATCTACGCCGATCACGTACGTTATATCCTCGTCTGGTAGCAGTGCGTATTGCAGCCACTCTTTCCGCATGATGCGTCCCATTGGCCCAATGAATTCCCCTTCCAGTTCCTGCCGCGCAAACTCGCTGGTATACGTTTCCTCGAGGTTGCGCACGTACTCGCTAGGCAGGTGTATATTGTCCCGTGTCTTTGCGGTCACTACGTAATAGTCTGGGTTGCCTGCCGTGGCCTTGCGATAGATGCGCTCGTATACCCAATTAGTATCACCATTCGGCGATGTGGTTATCCAACATCTGGTAGGATCGCGGCGAATACGGCCTAGCATAACATCCCATGTCGCGCCGTCCATATAGTCTGCCTCGTCCAGCCAAAACCAGTTAAGGTTAGGGCCTCGGAGTGAATCGGGCTTGTCTGCGGATCTCCAGAAGATCGTAGTCCCGTTTACTAGCTTTGTGACCCCTTCGCTCTTGTTATGCTCTTCGACGTACTGACTGAATAGGTCAAAGAATGTGAGCTGGGTTGCATCGCGGAGCATGGGGTACGTCGGGGCTAGGATCGTGCCATACGTGCCCGCAGGTTGTCGTAGAACCTCTACGCAGCCCGCTAGCGTCTTACCTGATCCAATGCCCCCTACAAATCCCCTATGCCTCGCCGGATTGCTCCAGAAGTCTATCTGTGCTGGTAGCGGGTCGGCTATCTCCAATTTCGCCATTGTCTGCTTTCAAGGGTTTGCGAATTACTACTTCTATCTCTTGTACGCCGCTGGTTTGGTGCACCTTATCAGACTGGCCTAACCTGTTAGCACCTAACCACCGCAGCATACCAGCGTCACCGTCCATAGCTTTCTCGTACTGCCGCTTATGCAGCGCACGCCGTCCGGCTGCTTGACCGGCTTTCCAGATGTCGTAGTATTTGTTGTAGATAGTCTGATCCGAGCAGCCGAACTCCGTAGCAATGTCATCTACGGAGCAGCCCTCCTTTGCCATCTGATAAATTAAATCCTCGTCTAATTCTATTCTTTGTCGTGCCATATTTGGAGCTTCCAACTAGTTACCAAATCATCCAAAATTGCTACTTGATTTCTTCCACTTGCACCGTAAAGTTAACATCCAATAGCGACTCCATCCGCTCGACGTATTCACGGAAGTTAACATCTACCTCCATCTGGTCTTTTATCTTGCGTATGCCGTGCAATACAGTTGTGTGATCTTTGTTAAACAGCCGCGCTATCAAAGAGTTAGTCAAGCGATATTGGTTGAATAGGTAGTACATTAGCAGGTAACGGCACTCGACTACCCAAGCGTGCCTGTCTTTTGTGCAAAGCTGCTGCCATGTGCAGTTATACAATTTGCAGAATTGGTCTATGAGATTGAGAATTGCTGGATTTTGTGTGTTAGGTGTCATATGCCTTGCTTTTATGTGATTGAGTGCTTCTTGGACTTCTGTTATGTGATTAGGGATGCTGTCGCGATTTAGCGCAATCGTTAGGTAATTTTGCATAGTACGGCGTGACTGCTTGCCAAACAAGCCCCGCTGGTTAGCTGCCCACGATACAAAGCGGTGCTTGTGAATTTCGTGGTAGTGCAGGATTAGTTCTGTCATGCTCATCACCGCTGTTAGGTGGTTCGCTTTGCCCATATTTTACCCTCCGTTGTAAAATGTTATTCTTTGTCTGTGTGTAGAATGCGTTTCTTGGGCGTTTCCAGCCCCGTAGACGCGTTTTTATTCGTTGTTTGATACTTTGGACAGGTACAGAGCTTTCATGCGCTCTATTTCAATTTCTGATGGTAGCTCCTTTTGGTACAATTCGACCACCTGCTTGGGCAATCCTGCGGGCTTTGTGCGAATTGCTGCTTGCGGATCGACCTTAGCGTAGGTTGTTTTGTTCCTGTTCCAGTTGCGAACCGTTGCTTTCCAATCCTTCATCGCGTTTTTACCCACCTTCCAGCCGTTAGCCGTGTAATGGTCGTAGCACTTCTGCGCTTCATCATGCGTGCTGCCTAGCTCTTGGAAATAAGCTGCCATTTCCTCAAAACTTGGGCGCGTGAATGCGCGTGAGCGCATACTCACACTATCTATACCTTCTTCTATTCTTTCTTTCTTACCTTCTTTATATTCTTTACTTCTTATGATAGTGTTAAGCGTGTGTTGATCGTGTGTTAGGCGTGTGTTAGGCGTGTGTTGATCGTTGTTTTCACGTCCTTGTAAGTCTTCATAATTCAATATCTTAAGGCGTGTTGCTCCTGTGTTGCTTTTCACGCTTATCATTCCATCGTTTTCAGCATACTTCAAAAACGTTTTTACGATTTGCACCGTAGTTCCTGCCCCTTCTGCTAGCGATCGGTAGCTTGTGAGCATCTCGCCGCGCTCTATTGTAACAAACTGACCATTGACTAACGCCTTGCTTGGTTTCCAGTTTGCAGCTATTAAAATATAGACCCAAATTTTTAGATATTCTGGGCGCTGCTTAAATACCCAATTCTCTAATATCTTACGATGGAGCTTAATCCATGAGTTTTCCATACCATAAATAGGAAACCCAGATACTAACTGATTTTCCTCGGTCATGAATGAACCGCCCGCACCGTCTCCGGTGAAGGAATCTTTTAGCATCTGGGTCGTATTGTCTATGTTGTTGTTCATGTTTAGGAATTAGCAATGTATGGCACTTACGCCATATTTGGATGATATTTCGCTCTGCGCGTTATCCACGCTTTAGAGCTTACGAAGCCATACTTGCCAGTTTTTTGCGAGCAGCTCGTATTCGCCGTCATGGACTTCTAGGAAGGTGTCGATGCCTTGCTTTGGATTGTATGCCGGGCCTTTCCCTGCATCCCATTCATAGTCGTCAAATGCCAAGATACCGCCTTGCTTGAGATACTTCCATCCCTTCGCGCCGTCTTTCCATACCTGATCTGCGGTGTGGTCGCCATCGATGTATACGAAGTCAAACTGATTACGGTCGAGTATATCCTTGTAGCTCTCAAAAAACTTGTCTGACGTCATACGAAAGTACCGCACCTTCAAATATGCCCGTAGTCCGATTCGGTCAAGATAGGTGTCAAATACATCCTCCCAGTCAAAGAGACCGTGCTCTGCTTCATCGCTGCCCTCCCATGTATCCACGTCATGCAGGATCGATTTGTCACCCGTTAGAACATATCTGCATAGCCAATCGCTCGCGTGCCCTACAAATGCTCCGATCTGAAGCGCTTGATAACCTTTGCGGCCTGCTTCTGGCAGCAGGAACTCTGCAAAGTTTGCCCGTGCTACGCGGTCAAACCAGTTTGGATAGTCAGTCATCTACCCTCCGATTATGCAGATACAATTCTAGTCCGATATACAGTACGAGCATAATCAAGCAAATAGCCGTACCCTTGTCTATTGCGTCCATTTGTCCTCCGTTATACCTCTTGTGTTGAAATTCCGGCTTCTGCGAACATCAGCCAACCTTGCTTAATAGAATCGTGCCAGCGATCAGCGTACTCGTTATCTGGCTTGATATAAACTACCCTAGTAATGCCCCGCTGTATTATGTGTCCAGCGCAATTAGCGCACGGGGCAGCCGTTATGTATATCGTGCATCCTTTGACATTGCCTGCGAAATGTAGTGCATTGGCCTCGGCATGGATAGTGCGGTATAGCTTTTGATCGCGCGAGAAGCCAGATGGCTCAATGCATCCCTTTGGAGCGCCGTTATAGCCGCAAGAGACGATCCTGCGGTCTGCATCGACTATTACCGCACCTACCTTCGTGCTAGGATCTTTGCTCCAAGTCGCTACAAGCTGCGCTAACTGCATAAACCTTGCATCCCACTTGCCCATCAGTCCTCCTTTAATACGTTAAGTCGTGGTAAATCAGCTCCGATTATGTTGCACGCATCGTCTATCGACCGTGCAACGCCGTACTGCCCTCTCCAATGTGCTGCGAACTCGTATTGATCTTCCGTGAGCTTGCCTTTGGCCTGTTTGACTTCGATCATGTAATTGCGTCCGCGCCATCCTACCACAAGATCGGGGAAGCCCTGACCGACTGCGCTCATAACAGCGACTGAAGCGCCGATCTTGCGCAGATATGTAACGATTTCCTTTTGGTTTATGTCCACCTTTGCTGCCCTTTTCATAATTAGAACGGCAGATCAGTAGGGTCAGCTATTACCGTTGCTTTGCTTGCAGGTGCGTTCTCGCCTAGCTTGTCCAGCTTCCAGCAATCGAGCGAAGTAAACCACCCCATACCGCCTTCGCGCTTCTGGTAGCCACGTCCGCGCAAGTTTACGCGAGCCGTAACGGTATCGCCAACCTTAAAGCGGTCTAGCTCCTTGCACTTGTCTTGCGTAAACTGGCATTCCAGTTCCTGCGGGTATTCCGATTGCGTCTTCACTACGAAAGATCGTTTCTGAAATGTGTCTTTTACCTGCTGCGTCTGTCCAATGTGGATCAGCTCTCCAGTGATGTTTAGTGATTCGCTGCTCATCTCTTGCCTTTCAAGCGCAATCTTTGCGCTATTTGTTGTAGAATATCACAAGCGGCTCTGTACTCCGCTTCATCTCTGCTCATATTTGCTTCGTATTCGTAGATCCCGGCTCTTTCGTGCCAATCTACAAGCTGATCGTCATCAAACCTCGCTACGCAGTGGATAACGAAGTCGGGGTCTATTTGTTCGTTACTCATAATGTCCCATATATTCGTTCACCCTTGTAAGTGAGTGCATGACTCCTTGCTCCCTCCGTGAGCCGTCTGACGAAAATCAGGCGGCTTTTTATTTGACCCATTCGCCCAAGCTGTTCTCATAACCAAAGACAGTCGTAGACAGTGGGTAACGTGAAAGCACGCTAGATACATCCTTGCCTACCGCACTACGCAGCTTGCTATTGTGTGCATCTTTACGCTTGGCATTGTCTACAATTGATTCTACAATCTGTACTATCTCGCGCTCGGCTGGCATACTGTTGATTCTATCGATCACCATAGCAATATACTCCTTCGCTGCTAAAATAGCATCGCGCTCGTTAGTAGCTTCGTTTACTATAAACTGCTTGCGATACCTGCCGCCCCGTTCTAACGCTATCGATGCTCGTATAGCTACGACCTTACCAGATATTGTTACTCTTTCTATCTTTTGCTTCATAGCGCACCAATAAGCCAAAGGAAGAAATACAGTACGCACATAAAGCCAAACAAGCAGATAAGAGCCACCATGAAAAGAATGAATACGACTGCATCGGCTGCGGTTCTGGCTATGTCTACCTCGTTACGCTCCTTCATGTTTGCCCCCTTTATATGGTTTGTAGTTAGCGCAATAAAATCCGTCTGGTATTTCTATCTCTATCTCGATAACGTCGCAGTAGGCATAGGGGATAGAAATCGTATAGAAGCCCTCGTAGCTTAACTGATCGCGCTCGTATTCTTTCAATCGGCTGCAAGTTTTGCAAGTGCCGTGGTTGTTATCGTGCATTGTTGATTCCTTGTGTTAAAATTAGGGGCTTTGGCTTCCCAACCTCCGCCCCTGTTCCAAACCTATACCACGTCGTGGTACTTGCACAACCGACATCGCAGGGGCATTCCCTGCTCTGTTAGTTGTAGTTTAGACCGCTCTTTGCGGCCTTTGCTTTAATGCGCTCGTGATGCGCTAATAGATTGTGCTTGAATTTGCTAGCTTCTTGCACAGTCGTAAAAATCTTTGTTATTGGCGTTCTACCGTCCGTTTGCAGGCATTCTAGACGGTATTGCCTTCTGCCAGTTCTAGAGTTAGTATCATTATTGATGCGAAGCCAAAGATCAGCATTGCCGAGCTGCTCTAATTTGCTAAATACGAGATAACCTCCGGCCTTGTCATAGAATCCCGCTACTGTCTTTGGCTTGCTTGTGTGGGCTCTTTTGCCAGTGCTTGACAGATCAGCTTCAAAAGGTAGTCTGACCATCAATGGCTGCTGGTACGCTCTGCCTGCCGTCTTTTTTACCGTCTTTTCTACCGTCTTTTCTACCGACTCAATGCCAAGCCAGCGCCGTAAAAATGATCTAATACCCATTACTGCTCCCCTTCCGTTGGTTTGTAGGTTAGTTTTTCCAGCATTACTAGCGCCGGGTTGTTTTCTTCGCAGTCTTCGTATGCATCGTTGAGCAATCGCATGATCTGGTTTGCAACTTGCATTGTTGGCAGGCAATCCGCAACGCATAAATCAGCGTCAAGATCGACCACGGAATAGAATCCGCTGGGCTGCTTCCATGTTCCTAGCTTTCTCATCGCTGCACCTCCGTATATGCGCCCTTGCTCCATACGAGGTCAAGCTCTTTTGCACGTCGCGCCACGTATTCGCGGATCGGTGCTTTGATGCCTTCGTCTACGCTCTTGATTTGCATCACAATCGCCGTTAGCTCTTCTGGCCCCGTAGCGGCGTCAATAGCCGATAACCACTCCGTTATAGCTTCGTCCTGCTCTGACGTCGTAGCGGGCTTTATAGGCGGCAATTCAATACGTTCCGCGCCTTGAACTTGCGCAACTTCCTCTTCATCAAGCATACCCAGACCGCATGCGCTCAAAATAGCGCGTCGCTTTGCCTGCGTTGCTGCCTTCTTCATGGCATTGCTTGCCGCATCGCCGCGCATACCTCCAATCGTAACAGCCCCTATGTCCTCGGAGTAGCTGCCCGTTGGTGTCTCGCATCGCGCCGTTACTACATACTGATCGCCGATAACTTCCCGCGCTACAATCGCTACGCGAAGGCCGCGAATAGATGTTAGCTGCGCCGTGCATGTCTTGTTAGCGTACAGCGTGAGCTTGCCCGATAGCTTGATAAGATCAAACGGCTTCTGGTATGGGTCTAATCCCACGCGCTCGCATACCAGTTTGTAGTATTGTATGCGCTGTTCCTGTGTCATTGCGGACAGATCGCCGTTTACTACCAGCGTCTCGAATAACGCTGCCGCCTGCGACTCGTTTATAGATGCTGCGACCGCCGTGTTAGTCGCTGTAATTGCTTGGCTCATTTTACCTCCAACCTTGTAGTGTTAATTAACCTTGCCCCGTCCACCGGTACGCCGTTCTTGAGCGCATCGGCAATTGCTTTCTTGTCTATCGTAAATGATACCTTCTCTACCTTGTACTCGCTAGGCACTACCACTTCTTCCAATATCTCTACCTTTGGTGGGTTCTTGCGTAGCTTTAGCGTGTATAGATCGGTAACAACTTCCTTTACCTCTACCATTTCCATATAACGCTTTACTGCGTTCTCAAGCCGCTCTGCCCTTGTTAGCCGCTCCATACGTAGGTTGTGCAATCTTGCTAGCTCTTGAATGATTGCTTCCGCTGACATCTTAAGATTCGCCGCGATGTCCATTGCCTGCACAATATACTCACGGAAGTTCTCGCCCGCTTCTTCGATTGCATCTTCAAACATTGCCACAACTTCTGGGTCGTCTGTGTGCATCATTTGATTCATTAAATCGGCTAGCTTGTACGCCGCTCCGCTGCTACTCGTGAATGTCTGCTTGGTCTCTCGGAAAATCATTTCGTGCCCCCTTGTAATGCTGTGTTAGTAGATGCGTGAGTTGCTTCTGTGCGCTCCTGTTGTTTGCTTTGGCGTCCTGTAATAAGAGACGATGGATACTCGCCGGCAAACGGATCATCTTGTGCGCCTGCAATTTCGTCATATTCCTCCCATGTGTAAGTACGTGTAACTTTCTTTGTGCCCATTTCGACTAGGTGCAAATATCGCTTTGTCATGCTCATGGCTGCTCTCCTTTTGCTTTGGCGATGGCTGATTTGATTCTATCGTGTATGCCCACAGGTACGTCATATTGTGACCAGTATGAGGCGCACTTATCTAGTTCTTTTAGTACCTCCAGCATGTCAGGGGCGGCGGCGAAAAGCTGAAACATTGCGACTGTTTCGGGATCGTCATAAAACGATGCAACAAGATTTTGCTTTTCGCTGTTAATATACATTCTACAAGGTTTTTTTTTATCTGTCTCAAAAACAACTTTGTAAATGGCATACTTTGACTTTGTATTCATTGTGCACCGCTTCGGTTTGACGTAGGGGGCTGGGCGTATAATATGTTGCCATGGTTCTCCAGGTTCAACAGTTTCAAACCGACACATTACAGCATCACCTTCGTACATTATCCAAACCCTACCATCTGCATGCACATCCGCTTTTGTCGGTAGCATGTCTGTTATCCATTCACTCATACCTGCTCTCCTTTGGCTTTGGCGCGTTCTGCAAGCATAGCATCCGCCATAGCGTAGCAAGCATTTGCAATAGATGCATGTGTGTATGGCGAACTCGCACACCCAGCTAAAAATTGCCCTGCGAACCAGTCGCGTAGTGTCATGCCAGCGTAACCGCTTCCGTGCTCTGGCTCAATAAAAAGCGTAGGAAATGCGTGACCGCCTGTCTTTTCTTTATCCCAATAATGACTCATCTCGCACCCCATAATGTTACTGTTTGTTCTGGCTTGATAATCGGATCAGGTGTTGCAGCTACTGCCAATGCTGACAGCGTAATAGCAAGCAGAGCGATAAGCCCAACGCCAACGATATACAGCTTCTGCCGATACGACGCGCTCAAGTAAGGAGCTACGCGCCAGTAGGTCTTGCCGTCTGCGCTGCGTGTTGTCGTGAATTCAATGCCGATGTTCATGATGTTACCCTTGTGAAAAGTGA